ATGATTGAACCTAGAGAGAATTTCAAGGGCGCCGGCAAGCACCTGACTGAGGAGAGAAACCTTGGTGAAGCCGAATTAATCGTAGGTGATAGGTATGCCCAGAGGCAACAGCAGGAAATATAAGCGATACCGACAAGCACATCCGAAGGAGTCGAAAGAGGCCAAACCGGAGCAAGAACATCAAAACGCACGCCAGCACTACTTTGGAGAAATGCATCCGCGCCGCGAAGATGGGGTGATCGATCTAACCCCATATGCTGCGGCGATTGGTCAGGAATTGATCACAACGGTGCAATACGATAACGGCAGAAGCATTGTAAAACGCAGGGGCCGTCCGATGAAGCAAAGAGCACGAATCTAGCAGTGCTCTTTTTTGTTACCAAAGAAGCAATGGGTTAGGGGGAAACACGTTTGATCGATTTTCAACGAATCCGTGAATCGACGGATATCGTAGCGGTAGCAAAGTGGCTGGGGCTGGAGGTGCATGGCGGGAAAGCCAGGTGTCCGTTTCACCAAGATCGTACACCCTCCCTTTCGTTCAAAGATGGACGATTCAAATGTTTCGGGTGCGATGCTTCCGGGGATGCAATCGATCTGGTTGCAAAAATGAAGGATATCAGTACATTGGAAGCCGTGACGAAGGTAACAGAAGCATTTCATCTGGATGAATTTTCTCCGACGCCAAGGAAGCCTACGGAGTTTAAGGAGCCGCATTTGCAGGAATACATCGACACAACAATAGAAGCATTCGCCATTACGCGCCGAGCGCAGGACTATTTAGAATCGCGGGGATTCACTGGCGAAAGCATGCTGCGGTTTCGATTTGGGTTCGACTCAGGAAGAAACGCGATCGTGATCCCATACGGCTCTGAATCGACGTATTACATATCCCGCAGCTTAGCAGGGAAGCAGTTTTTCAAACCCAGAACAGATGTTGTTGGACCGGAACCGCTTTTCTACGAGGAAACGCTTGATCAGGACGAGCCTGTTTTCGTCGTTGAAAGCGCACTCTGCGCATTGTCGATCATGCAGGAGGGTGGTTACGCGGTTTCGATGTGCGGGGCGGGATCAAATAAGCTCATAAGTGCGTTGAAGAAAAGATCATGGATACCGCCGTTGATCGTCTGCATGGATCGGGATGAAGCCGGTAGAGAAGCTTCACATAAGCTCTGTGAACAGTTGAGATCTATGGACATTACGCATTTGTCCCTGACCACGCCTGAGGACTACAAAGACCCCAATGAGCTCCTGGCAGACGATATGGAGCGGTTTCGCGCATGGATTCAGGATTCCGTGGAACAAGCGCATGAGCTGCCCCCAATAGAGAAACGTACTCGGAGAAATGGGATTACTGTGCCGCCGATCTTATATACGTTCTGCCCTGAAAGAACGGAGAGATACAAGAGTTCGGACATCGGAAACAGCAGGCTTTTCGCTGATTTTTACAAGGACACCGTTCGATACGTGCCAGAACGAAAGCTCTGGTACGTTTTTGACGGTATGCGATGGATTCCTGATGTTGGCAACCTGAAAACCATGGACTTATGTATGGAACTTGCTGACATCTTATTGGTGTATGTCGCCGGTATTGAAGATGATGGCTTAAAAAGAAAATTCGGCGAAAATTGGTGGAGGTGGCAAATCCGACGTACACGGGAGACCATCCTTAAGGATGCCCAGGGCGTCTACCCAGTTCATATGACCGAATTTGATGTGGACCCGTATTTGTTTAACTGCCAAAACGGTACGTTGAATCTGAAGTCGAAGGAGTTCTTACCGCACGATGCCAATGACAAACTGACAAAGATTTCGACCGTCATTTTCGACCCTGACGCTCATTGCGAACGATTTGATGCGTTCATAAATGAGATCATGAGCGGTGACAGGGAAAGAGCTGATTTCTTGCAGAGATCGTTGGGATATGCTCTGAGCGGCGATACGCGGTTTGAATGCCTGTTTATCCTCTTTGGTGCAACGACGCGTAACGGCAAAGGTACACTCATGGAGAGCGTGTTAAATGTTATGGGCGATTATGGTAGCACAGTGCGTCCCGAGACGATCAGTATGAAGCAAAATGTCAGCAGCCAGAACCCTACTGAGGACATTGCTCGACTGGCCGGTATTAGGTTTGCAAACATCTCTGAGCCCAGTAAAGGTCTTTTACTCAATGCGGCGCAGGTAAAGACCATGACAGGCAATGATACGCTCAACGCGCGGTTTCTGCATGAAAACAGCTTTGATTTCCGTCCGCAGTTCAAGATCTTCATGAATACCAACTACCTACCTGTGATCACGGATATCACGCTCTTTTCGAGCGGAAGAATAATGATCATCCCGTTCGAGCGGCATTTTGAAGAAGGCGAGCAGGATAAGACACTCAAACCGTTGTTCCAAAAACCAGAGAATCAAAGCGCGATCTTGAATTGGCTGCTGGAAGGACATCGAAAACTGGAATCTGAAGGTTTGGTGCTGCCTCAATCGGTCGCCTTTGCCACGAAACGGTACCAGCATGACAGCGATAAGATTGCTTTGTTCATCGAGGATGAGTTAGAACCTGATGCGCACGGCGAAGAACGGACTTCCGTGGTGTATGCACGATACCAGAAGTGGTGCGACGCGAACGGATGTTACGCGGAAAACATGCGCAATTTCAAGCAGGCAATCGCGGTGTACGGACGCATAGAGCGGAAACGGCCTAAAATCGGCGGAGAACAGACGACGATGTTCATTGGGTATAAGCTTCGGTTCGATATGAACGGATTTACTGATATTAAGGATGGAATTCCGTTTGATTGACCTTTGTGGCAGATGTGGCAGGAAAAAAGGTAGTTATAAAAACAGCTACGTATAGAGAGGACTTAAAAACCTGCCACATCTGCCACAGAGACCGCTTGGATGTCTGACCTGCTTATTACAGCGATTTCTAAGTGAGAAAATCCAATGTGGCAGATGTGGCAGGTAAAAAGGTAATTATAAAAACAGCCACGTATAGAGAGGACTTAAAAACCTGCCACATCTGCCACAAGAATTACGAATATCATTTTTGAGCCTCTCAGATAGAAAATGATACGTCTATTCGGCACTCGTATGGTGCTGTTCTCACCTGCAGCCAACTCTAGCGAATGCCATCGGGACGACAGTAAATGACACATGATTGCACAGTGATATCATGCAAAAAAAGATGTGGAGTGACAAAACAATCATATGACTGATATCGCTTGACTGGTGGGGGACTATTAATCCCTACAGCTTTAATTTATGGACAACGTGGCGGGGTCGCGTGTAAAAAATCGCGAAAGTTTTAAGGGGAATAGCCCCGGAAGTTTTGTCACAGGAGGAATAGCAATGGGAAGACGGGGCCCTAGACCGGGACAAGGCGGTAGACCGCGCAAGGCGCTGACTGAGAAGCTGCTGGATGGCAATCCCGGCAGGCGGAAGCTGACTATCGTCAATTTTTCGAACATGACTGGGCAAAGTCATACAGTTCAGCCGCAACCGCATGAAATGCTGTCAGCGCGGCAAAAGAACGGTCGTACCCTTGAAGCAGCGGAGATATTTATAAACACATGGGTGTGGCTTGACCAGCGTGGGTGTGCGAAGATCGTATCTCCACAGTTGTTGGAGCGCTATGCGATGAGCGCAGCCCGCTGGATTCAATGCGAAGAAGCGGTTACTGAATATGGCTTCTTAGCAAAGCATCCAACGACAGGAAGCGCAATCCAATCTCCGTATGTGGCTATGAGCCAAAACTACATGGCGCAGACGAATCGGCTCTGGTATGAAATCTTCCAAATCGTTAAAGAGAACTGCGGTTCTTATTATACGGGAACAAACCCACAGGATGATGTCATGGAGCGATTGTTAACAGCGCGCAGGGGGAAATGATATAGACTTCAGTGGAGTAGCCATGCTCCTCTCCTGCACAAAAGGATTGATTCAGCAAATGACCGCTATCTGTACAGAATTAGCTTGATATCCACACCTGTTTGATCAATGTATGTGACTACCAAATTGAAAGGAAGGTAATTACGATGCAGATCAAGTACAATGTTACGGGGGACAGGCGGAAGGCGATAGTCGCGGTCATGCGGGATGTACTGCAGGACACAACGCGATACCTCGGCGCGCCGAGCTTCGCGTTTCAGGTGGGGGCTTACACGGTCGACAAGAATGGTACAGTCACTTGCATGGATGGAACAGACGAGGCACAGATCGAGATGCTGATTCGCGAGCTTGCTCACGATGGGTTTATTGGCGTACGAGTTGCTGAAATGGCAAAGCCGAACATGCAGGAGGCGATCGAGAATCAGAAGAATGAGGTTAAATCATCACAGGTTGATAGTTTCGACAGGCTCTCGGTCGAGATTCCAAATGGCGGGATGATGACCGTTGCCATGGAAAACTTACATCGACTGGTTGCGAGCAAAGCGACGCTGCTCAAGAAAACACTCGGTACAGACAGCCTGCCGATCACAGAACATGTGGATAGAATCGAATTCGGATGGTTCCGACCGACGGATGACCCGGCTGAGATCAAAGCCTACTACCAACTGGTACAGGGGCTTTGCGACCTGGCGCACACACAAAAGCGTGTCACAGCAACAGAACATATAGTGGAAAATGAAAAATATGCGTTTCGCTGCTTTCTACTTCGGCTCGGATTCATCGGAAAGGAGTTCAAAAATTCGCGGACCATCCTGTTGCGAAATCTCTCAGGGAATTCTTCATACGCAACAATGAAGGAGGATGATAATGAATAGACCCTACTCTGTGATGACAGCGCTACTTCGCTAATCTAGAATCAGCGCAAACTGGGGCAACGTCGCCGCGACTGAGCGGCTTATGCCTCAGGTAAAGCAATTACCCCAATAACGGCTGAAAACCAAACACGACCGAACACGGAGGCTCACGCGAGCCTCCTTTTCGATACCTAGATAGATGATTCGGGATAGTGGAAAGGGTGAAAACCATTTTCGGGATATCTCAGCTTTAATCTGCAGTCAGCAGACTATCGTCAAGACATAAAAAGGAGGATTTTCCTACGGGAAGGGAAAGACAAAACATTCAGCAATTACGAAAAGCAGGCAAAAGCTACAGCCAGATTGCAGACGCACTTCAATTGTCACGAAATACAGTGAAATCAATTTGCCTGAGAATGGGAATCCAACCAGATGAGACCAAAGGGGGAAATCACGATGCTGATCAGTGCAAACAATGTGGAGCGGTTCTCGTACAGAATGCAAATGGCAAACGAAAGCAGTTTTGCTCTGATCTGTGCCGAAGAGCCTGGTGGAAGCAGAATAGAGATAAGTTGCGATTGAAGTCCGTCGTTCAAACGGAGTGCTCTTTCTGCGGGCGCGTTTTCAAAGATTACGAGAAGAACCACAGGAAGTACTGTTGCCACGCCTGCTACATACAGAATCGCTTTATGAACAAGGAACCAGATGACAATCGAGCAGTTTGAGCGTGAATTGCGTTATAGGACAGTGATGGCGGCGATTAAAACCATGCTACAGCGCGGGCTGATCAGCCATGATGAATACGATGGCTTCGATCGAAAGATGATCGAAAAGTATAACCCTTTTTACCTTTGCTTAGGGAATCAAACATCGGTTGATAAAGTCTGTAAGCAGAGGTAATATGCCATGTACAAGGAGCGAGATATGAGCCGAGTGATTCGAAAAATTCAGCCAAGGGTGCAAGCAATTTTGCCGCGAAAGCGGGTTGCCGCTTACGCTCGCGTTTCCAGTGATAAGGAAACCATGTTAGAATCATTGGCGGCTCAGATCAGCTACTATGGCGCTTATATTCAGCGGAACCCAGAATGGCTGTATGTCGGCGTGTACGCGGACGAAGGTCTGACCGGCACCAAGGATAAACGTCCTGAATTCCAGCGCCTGATTGCAGACTGTTATGCCGGTCTGATCGATATGGTAATTACGAAGTCGCTCAGTCGATTTTCGAGAAATACGCTGGATACGCTGAATATCCTGCGAGAACTAAAGCAGAGAGGCGTGGACGTTTTTTTCGAACGGGAGAATATCCATAGCAATTCAGGGGACGGGGAGCTGATGCTCTCCATCCTCTCTTCTTTTGCACAAGAGGAGAGCCGCTCCGTATCCGAAAACTGCAAATGGCGAATTCGGAAGAAGATGGAGCAGGGCGAACTGGTCAATTTGCGAGAGATGTTCGGGTACACCATAACAAAAGGTAGAGTAGAAATCGATCAGGTGCGGGCTGAAATCGTCCGCTCTATTTTTTTCGATTATTTGAGTGGCGGTGGCACAGCGGAGATAGCAAGACGATTAACTGAAAAGGGCATAACTACACTCCGCGGGGGACAGTGGACTGCCGGTAAAATTCTCGGGATGCTGAAAAATGAGAAATACAGGGGCGATGCGCTTTCACAGAAAAAGTACATTATCGATCACCTGAGCAAGCGCGCAGCTTGGAACCACGGGGAGCGTCCTATGTATTATGCGGAAGAAACCCATCCGGCCATTATAGAGAAATTCGTATTTGAGCAGGTTCAGCTTCGTATCGCGGAAGAATTGAAAATCGTCGGAGGGCATCACCCGAACATACAAAGATACCCTTTTAGCAGCAGAATTGTGTGCGGTAATTGCGGGAAGCATTATAAAAGAATCACAAAGCGTGGAGCGCCATTCTGGCAGTGTTCGACTACCGTTCAGTTTGGAGCAACCGCTTGTCATTCGAAACGGATCCCCGAAGCGACTTTGTTGGAAATTACAGCGCAAGCAATGGGGACGCACGAATTCTGCGAGGATGTGTTCGAAACACAAATCGCCCACATTAGAGCAGCGGACGGGAATTCTCTCATATATATATTCAGGGATGTACGAACCGTCCAGACGATATGGCAGGACCGCTCGCGGGCAGATAGCTGGACGGATGAAATGAAACAGACGGCAAGAGAAAAATCTTTGTTGATGAAGGAGATGCATGACGATGGAAGCGATTCAGAAGCGGGTACGAAAAATTGAGCGGGCAGCCGTAGCGGCGCAGGAAAACAAATCTCTTGTACAAGCGAAACGCCGTGTCGCCGCATATGCGCGCGTATCGACGGACAGCGATGAACAATTCACGAGCTTCGAGGCTCAGGTGGATTATTATACTCGACAGATCACCGCAAACGCTGAATGGACGATGGTCGAGGTTTATACGGACGAAGGTATCAGCGGGACGAACACGAAGAAGCGCGAAGGCTTCAATCGGATGATCGCGGACGCGCTGTCGGGGAAGATTGATCTGATTATAACGAAGAGTATCTCGCGATTCGCCAGAAACACGGTCGATACGTTGACAGCGGTACGCCAGCTAAAGGATAAGGGCGTCGAGGTGTACTTCGAAAAGGAGAACATATACACCATGGACTCCAAAGGCGAGCTTCTGATTACGATAATGAGCTCGCTCGCGCAGGAGGAGAGCCGATCGATCAGCGAGAATGTCGCCTGGGGCAAGCGCGCGAAGTGCGAGGAGGGGAAAGTCTACCTTCCTTACAAACAGTTCCTCGGCTACGAGAAAGGCTCAAACGGGCAGCCGCAGATTGTGGAAGAGCAGGCGGAAACGGTACGGCTAATTTACAAACTATTCCTTGATGGGCTGATGCCTTCTGGAATTGCGAAAAGGCTCACGGCACAAAGAATACCGTCTCCGGCAGGCAAGTCGGTTTGGTATTCGGGCACGGTGGAGAGCATCCTGACGAACGAAAAGTACAAGGGTGATGCGCTTCTGCAAAAGACCTTCTGTGTAAATTTTCTTACCAAGGAGATAAAACGCAACGAGGGCGAACTGCCGCAATATTACGTCGAACAAAGCCACCCAGCGATCATTTCGCCCGAGGTATTTGATGAGGTTCAGCAGGAGTTGAAGCGCCGCCGCGAAGTCCGATATATCGGCAGGAGCGGGTGCTTTTCCAGCAAGATTATCTGCGGAGAATGCGGCAGCTATTATGGTAGGAAGGTTTGGCATAGCAACGACAAATACCGCACTGTGATTTGGCGCTGCCAGCACAAGTATGACAATGGTGAACCATGCAAAACGCCGCACGTGACCGAAGATCAGATCAAGGCGGCGTTTGTTGAAGATATGAATCGGGTGATCACGAATAAGGAGCAGGTTCTGTCGGATATCAGGTTGCTAATTTCGCTGTTGACCGATACTCATGAATTCGAAGAAAGGGAAGCCTTCTCACGCAAGGAACTGGATGAAGTATCCGTGATGATGCGGAGATTGGTTGATGATTACGCACGGGCGTTGATCGAACAGAACGTATACGACGATCAATACGCAGAGCTCTTGGCGCAAAGCCTGACGCTTGAGGAGGAGATCGGCAAGATCGAGGAGCAACGTGAACAGCGGAAAGCAAGAAAGCGCGAGTTGGATACGTTCTATAAGGTGTTAAAGGCGGCAGGGCCGATCGTGGAGTTCGATGAGGAACTTTGGAATGTGGCGGTAGCGAGAGTAATAATCCAAGTGAAGGAAAACTATGAATTTATTCTACATGCCTAATACAGTTTATATGGGGAACGATTACTCCGTGTCTGATTAGGGGTGAATACCAGTTCAACGTTTTTCTGCTCCGGCTATAATAATCATAATTACTAGGCCTGGACATTGTTGCGTATCCTATGCTATAATGACCGTGCCCCAACCATGATTCAGTGGAGGACCATACAATGCCCTATGCAATAGATTTATTTTGTGGCGCTGGCGGATGCTCGGAGGGGCTCATCCAAGCAGGCTTTCATATTCTTTTTAGCTCAGACATTAGCGAAATGGTTGAGAAAACATACCGACATAGACATGAACAGCTTGGCCTATTCCAAGGGAAGAACACCTGGTATGAGCGGGAAGATATAAAAAACCTTACTGGTGCAGATATCAGAAAAAGAATTTCGGGACTTGAAATTTTCAAAGGAAAAGACATTCCGGAAATCGACCTCATGATTGGCGGACCTAGCTGTCAAGGCTTCTCAAGGGCAGGGAGACGCGACAAATCGGATCCAAGAAATATGTTGTTCGAAGAGTATGTTAGAGTAATCAATGAAATCCGCCCAAGATATATTGTCTTTGAAAATGTTGAGGGATTCGTTGACATGCAGTTTTCGGGGTATATTGGAATTACTGGAATCCGATATCCCGATGGTAGCGTAACGCCAGTAATACTACAGAACGAATTAGAGCAAATCGGATATAGTACACTAAAACCGAAAATACTAAATGCTGCTGATTATGGTGTACCTCAGCGTAGAAATCGTATTATCTTCATTGGGTATCGAAATGGGTTAAAACCACCTCAATATCCTGCGCCGACAGTCATGCCAGAGAATTATCTGACGTTGAAAGATGCGATTGGAGACTTAATTAACGAATCATCGGTTAGGGATGCAGTCAATGCAAGAAGCAGTCAGTATCAGAGGGAAAGCATCAACGGTCGGACGCCAGATATTAACGGGTTGCCGATTCCAGCAAAAATCGCTACTAATACTGAGTTGCCAAAGCAAACTGATGTGGTTAGAGAGAGATTCGAGCTATTTAGTCCTGGTGAGTCAGGTACGCTTCTTAAGAAGAGAATCATGGAAAAAGGAATTGATCTAGAAGGGAAAACTGCGCTAGTAAAACTCTGTTGTGATGCATTTGGAATGACATCAGCCGAGGTGATTTCTCATTTCAAAGAAGGGAAAGCCACAAAAGAGCAAATTTCAGTCCTTTTAACAAAGAAGAACATCCGACAGCGCTGGAGCCCCGATTCGCCTTCAGCAACTGTAGTGACAATTGCTGATGATTACATTAGTCCTTGGGAGCCAAGAACTTTCAGCGTAAGGGAAATGGCTCGCTGCCAATCTTTTGATGATTCATTCGAATTTCTGGGGAAGAGAACCACTGGTGGGCTTTTGCGCCGGGTCGAAATTCCGCAATATACACAGGTCGGAAATGCTGTGCCACCACTATTAGCAAAGGCGGTTGCATTAGAGATTATTAAGGTTCTCTAATAAAAAAGGAACAAGCCATTTGTAGCGGTTTGTTCCTTTATTGCATTATTGTCGAGATCACAGAGCAGCTACTTCAATTTGCCCGAAGAGCTCGGATTTTGCATACGGTCTAATACGCCAAGCGTTTCCGTGGTTTTTTCCGGTATATTTCCCCGCCTTTGCTGTGTAACCTCTCCAATCATAGGTTATGATCCCTAATTTTATCAGAGATAGAAACGTAGTAAACTGCGGTGCTCTTGAGAATTCAAATTCGTTATACTTGAATTGTATAATACCATCAACAACACGGCTTTCTGCTTTTGCCCATAACGTTGAAGGATGCTTCTGATAAAGCTGATCTCGTAAATCGGCAAAAAGCCAAAAAGCTGCGATTTCGCTTTTACCAGTTTTAGGGTCTCTCCATACAACATTCACTTGACCAGCTTCATCATCAACACTAAGGTGGAATCCTTGGTTGTTTTGCGGGGCATCAAATGAGCCAATGGTGATATAAAGGCTACTACAACCTGGATGACGATCTGAATCGTAGCCATAGATTCTAGCAAAAGCCGAAACGCGGTTCCTGTCATTTGGCTCATAATCCGCAACTCGCGTTCCTTCAAATCGTGGGCGTAATGTAAAAAGCGTATCAAGTGTCTGTCCTGCGCCTTTGGCTTTCACTTCTATTAGCCCATTGTAGTCCGCGTCACGGCGATTATTCGTCCCGATGCCAAGTAACTCCTCCAAGGTATCGCCAACATCTTTTGGCGCAATTGGCCCACGCCCCTTAGAATTGTCATAGTATCCGCCCTGAATTATTTCTTTCAGAAGAGGACGGATTTCACCGAACAATTGCGTAATAGCATCGACTCCAATTGAGTTGAGGAGTTCTTGTTCTGTAGGGATGTTGTTGGTCAGATTAACAAAGTATAACTGAGGGCTATCATCTGGCTTTTGAAATACAGAAATATATAGCAAATCACCTTCGTTGATTTCCTTCGCAATCATACGTCGTTTTATTGTTTCAATTGAGAAACGTCGGTCCCCTCTATCGTTGGCAACGCAATAAAATTTGAGTCTAACGTTTTCGGTTTTACCCCGATGAATGAAGAGGGTATCATAAGAAACGCCATACTGACCGCCGTGTTTGAGCTTCTCGTAATCAACAAGCTCCCATTTTTGAAGAAGATCTCGAAGAATACCGTTAGCATCCAGATTGTTCTTGTCTATCATGGTAAACGTCATCCGAATCAACGCATACTCTTCGTTGCGTAATTGACGGATCATTTGAATGACTGAACTTTCATGTGGATATGGGGTAAATATCATGGGCCCTCCTAATAGTTTAAAAAAAGATTGAACGCCTTGCTTTGCGCAACTTTTTTTCGCAACAACACAAGCTCAGCGAAACAACGCGCATAAACAGTTCGGCAAAAAAGTAGTTTTGGATTGCTGTTTAAAATTCTATCGCAGAAACCTCGAAAGCACAATGTTTGCTACAACGTTCGTTATTGAAATTAAGCAATGGAGTTTAATTTGATTTGTGGACTTCATTATGTTTATGATTGTTCGCGATAGAGATATGATTTCCGTAAATATATCCGTGCGACTGAAAAAGGCAAGTGCTTGAGGTTAAAATCGCTCTTCGTCAAATGCCCATCTTGTTTAGAACTATGAAATTGTGTATTATTGAAAAGAAACGGAAAGGGAGTATCTGAAACAAGTTACAGCTTCCGTTGGTGGGAATACCCTTTCATAAGAAGGTGAATAAATGCCCGTAGAAGCAATTGATTTATTTTGCGGTGTAGGCGGCCTCACAAGAGGACTGCTTGATTCTGGTTTAAATGTAGTCGCAGGGTTTGATATTGATGAAACCTGTCGCTTTGCCTATGAAGAAAATAACCATATTCCATTTCACAACGCAAACATCAGGGAAATGCAAGGCAATGAGATTACAGAATGCTACAATCCTGATGTTATTCGTGTTCTTGTAGGATGCGCCCCTTGTCAACCATTCTCAACAATGAGATTTAAATATGGAGCAAGGAATGTTGACGATGAAAAATATAACCTATTAGCAGAATTTGGACGTATTATTGAGGTTGTTAATCCAACCATAGTATCAATGGAGAACGTACCTCAGATTCAACAGACTCAGTTATATTGTGACTTCGTTGAACTGTTATGTCGGCTTGGATACCATATTTATACTCAAGTTGTTTATTGCCCAGACTATGGCATTTCACAAAGCAGGAGGCGCTTTGTTTTATTAGCATCACGTTTAGGAGATATCAAATTAATACCACCTACACATCATAGAGATGCTGTTTATGTGAATGACTTCATTCGGGATTTGCCGCACATAGAGGCAGGGCAAATTGACGAAAACGATCCTTTACATCGTTCTTCGAACTTATCTCCTCTTAACCTTCAACGAATCAGACATTCTCTTCCTGGGGGGACTTGGCGTGATTGGCCTGAGGAATTGCGTTGCCAATGCCACAAGAAGGAAAGTGGTCAAACATACAGTTCTGTTTACGCGAGAATGCGATGGAATCAAATCGGACCCACTATTACCACTCAGTTTTATTGTTATGGAACTGGTAGATATGGGCATCCAGAGCAAGATCGAGCTCTTTCTTTAAGGGAAGGGGCATTACTGCAAACATTTCCGCCAAATTACATCTTTATTGATCCGAACACGGATTTTTCGATCAAAGATATTGCAAGACATATTGGCAATGCTGTCCCTGTTCGATTGGGTGAGGTTATCGGGATGAGTATAAATGCACATCTTGAAGGAGCGTTAATATGAGCTATACATTTAACATCTCTCTGAGTGTATTAAACCATTTAGGAAGAAATCTTTATCGTAATTTTATCACCGTTATTGGCGAGGCCATTTCTAACTCATGGGATGCAGATGCATCAAATGTGTGGATTAATATAGATAGAGAAGCACGCTCTATGTTTATTATTGATGACGGATCAGGAATGACAAGTGATGATTTTCAAAACAAGTTTCTTAAAATCGGCTACTCGAAACGTAAACCTGACAAGAATACCACTGATAAAGGAAGGCCCTATATTGGGCGAAAAGGTATTGGCAAACTCGCTTTATTATCATGTGCCCAAAAAGTACAAATCGCATCTAAAGCTAACGGTAATGTGGTTGTTGGAGGATTAATAGATAATTCAGGCCTCGACGAAGCCATAAAAGATGACATTGGTGCAAACGAGTATCCACTAGGTAGTATTGATGCTATGACGAGCGAGAAGTTGAAAGATTTATCATCAGGAACAGCAATATTCTTTGAAAATCTAAATGAGGGTGTAATTAATACAGTAGAATATCTCAAGAAAATTATTGCATTAAATTTTCGCTTTTCTTTATTAGATGAAACCTTCTCTATTTTTTTGAATGGTGACATTGTAGATATGAATGCTTTGGATGAGTTGGCTAGTTCAACTCAATTCGTTTGGCAAATTAATGATGTTAAAGACAGTTATTTAACAGAAAAGCTTTCTCCAGCTGTTAATTCGAACGTTGTCAATTTTTCAAATAAAACATCAAATAAAAACATCTATGGCTTTATTGCATCTACAAAAAAACCTTCCGACTTAAAAATTCGAGGCACAAGTGAAAAAGTATCTCTTGATCTATTCGTAAATGGAAGACTGCGAGACAAAGACTTGTTAAGACATATTCCAACAGCAAGACTCGTCGAAAGTTACTTATACGGTCAAATTCATTTCAATGCACTTGATTATAATACTGACGCATTCACTAGCAGCAGAGAAGGGATATTGAAAGATGACCCGCTATTTAATGATTTTTTAGTCGAGCTTGATGCAATAACACGTGGAATCATTGATGAATGGGATCTTTTAAGAAGAAGAATTGGAAAAGATGGCGATCCCGACAACCCTGCAGTGACTCGAAAAAGAAGAAAGGCGCAAGAATTATATAACGCAGCTACTGAAGAAATGATTCCAGAGAATCCAAATGGGACTGTTATTGCATGGGTTGCTTCATTGGGTGAAGAGGCGCAGTTTAATATTCCCTCATACACCGAATGTTTTATTGCGGAGAATTTGTTGCGCAAATTTATTAATCATAAAAGCATAGCGACTTCACCTGAAGCAGTGGCAGAAGCTTCGAAATGGAGAACAAGAGAACAAACAGCTAAGTCTGCCGCAAATATTGCATATGATGTTCGAGAATCCAAAGACGATCTGCAATACTTGAGCATGGATGACCTTGCAAACCTCGTGGACAAACCTACCGATCCCAACAAAGAGCTAGGTATAGCGAGAGATGCAAAAGTATATAAACCTATGAGAGATGCAGTTGCTCACACATCACTTATCACTGAGGACGCCAAGAAACATTTAAGTGTAGTGTTTACAAACATAAAAGCAAGGCTACAGCAATTATTAAACACTTGA